TCAAGAGTGTGAAAGAATGGCAGCACTCTTAAAATCTTTAGGCGGTGAATTTTTAGAGTATAAACTAAATCATCACTTTACTCAAAAGGGATTTGAGGCAGAGTTTGGTAAAGATGCTGAGTATCCACAAGTTAATATTGGATTTAAGCACATTGGTAGTATGAAAGAAACACTCAAGTATATGAGTGAGAAGGGGATGTTTCTTTAAAACGTTAAACTGTCGCGAGCAGAGAGAGGAACTTTTTAACAAGTTGATACAAAAAGTTGTATCAAACCGAACTTTTTGTAGTAGTTGATACAAGTACTTGACTAAATAAAACATAGGGTTTATAATACCCATACGTTCATCCAATGCTATCACTCCTGTTGGCATTGACCTTAGCCCATCATGCAGACGGCACACCTTATGGGTGGCATATGTCGTGTGAAAGGTTTTTACAAAGACGAACAGAGATCCAGGCAGATCCAAACCTTGACCTTAGGTCGAAGTTGAATCTAATAGGGTATCTAAAGTCAAAAGTAGAGGGACAATGTGAAGGAGTGTATACATAGGACGCAAGTAGGTCGCGGAACGGATCGTTCATCCCTTTGGGACGCAAACGACTGAAGGAACGGAAACAACGGATCCTGGGAAACCAGAGAAGGTTAACTTTCCATTCTTTTAGGAGTACTACAATGAACACACTCACACTGATCAAGAACCAAATCCAGAAAGCAGCAGCACTGCACGACGCACAAATTCACGTTACTAAGTATCGTGGTATTGATTGCAAAGTGCATGAGGCACCTGAGGAAACTCACGGCACCTACTGCTATCGTGGTCGCACTTACGTCAAGTGATTGCGAAACTAACTGAATAGTGTTAGAATGGGAGGGAAACCTCCCATTTTTTTATGGATAGAGAGAAACTAAAATTAATTGTGAGGAATCTAAAGTCTCTTGTTGATGCGTTGGAATCGGAAGTATATTCTGATGTTGACGCATATAAGACAGAGAACTTTGATGATCACTACCCTGTTCTAGATTACGACGAAGTATTTAATGACGATGACGGATACCCCGATTAAACTGATCAGTGTCACTCCCGACGCAGAGAAGCACATGGCCTATTGTGCCCGTGTGTCTAATCCAAATAACCAGGAGAACGAAAAGTTCTCTGGTCTGCTGAAGTATTGTATCAAGCACCAGCACTGGTCTATTTTTGAACAGGCAAGCATGACTCTTGAGATCAATACTACCAGGGGCATAGCGGCTCAAGTGCTCCGGCACCGTTCGTTCACATTTCAAGAATTTTCCCAACGCTATGCTGATTCTTCCCTACTCGCGGAGACGATCCCTCTACCTGAACTACGCCGTCAAGACACCAAGAATCGTCAGAATTCTATTGATGATATTGACCCGTTTGTCCGTCAAGAGTTCCAGATCAAAATGCAACGACACTTTGAAGAGGGAATGAAACTCTACAAAGAGATGCTTGATGCTTCAATCGCAAAGGAGTGTGCTCGCTTTGTGCTTCCACTCGCCTGTCCCACAAAAATTTACATGACCGGTTCTGTAAGATCATGGATCCATTATATCGATTTGCGTTCTGCTAATGGAACACAGAAGGAGCACATGGACATTGCTCTTGGTGCAAAGAAGATCTTCTGCGAACAGTTTCCTGCTGTTGCTGAAGCAATGGAATGGAATTCATAAATAAATTTAAGTAAAGGAATTGATGTATGGCAACATACCCTATCGTTAATAGAGAGACTGGCGAACAAAAAGAAGTCCAGATGAGTGTTCATGAATGGAGTAATTGGTGTAAAGAAAATCCAGACTGGACTAGAGACTGGAGCGATCCATCAACCCTCCCTGGACACGGGGAGGTGGGTGAGTTTCAAGATAAACTCAAGAAGACTCACCCAGGATGGAATGATGTCTTGAGAAAGGCATCAAAAGCTCCAGGATCAACTGTACGCCCTCATTAATCTTTTCTATGCCTGCAAAAAGGAAGACTCAATCTCCAGTTCCATTTGGAATGTCTAACAAACAAATGAAAAGAAAGAAACCAATCAACACGGATTTGATGAAACCCATCGAACCGTTAACCGAAAACCAGCAAGAACTATTCCGCTGCTATAAGAACGATCAAAACATCGTTGCCTATGGTGCAGCAGGAACAGGTAAGACGTTTATCACGCTTTACAATGCCCTGAGAGACGTTCTTGACACACGAACACCCTATGAGAAGATCTACATCGTTAGATCGCTTGTAGCAACCAGAGAGATTGGTTTCCTTCCAGGTGATCATGAGGATAAATCCTCACTTTACCAGATTCCATATAAGAATATGGTGAAGTATATGTTTGAACTTCCTACAGAAGCAGACTTTGAGATGCTCTACGGCAATCTCAAAACACAAGGAACCGTAAGTTTCTGGTCTACTTCTTTTATTCGTGGCACAACCCTTGATAACGCAATCATCATTGTTGATGAGTTTCAGAACTTGAACTTCCACGAACTTGATAGTATAATCACAAGGATTGGTGAAAACAGTAAGATTATGTTCTGCGGAGACGCAACACAATCTGACCTTATTAAAACCGCAGAGAAGAATGGCATTGCTGACTTCATGAGAATTCTTAGAACAATGCCATCTATGGATATTATTGAGTTCGGTGTCGAAGATATCGTTCGTTCAGGTCTCTGTAAAGAATACTTAGTAGCAAAAATGGATCTTAATTTATGATTTTTGAGCATTGTAATTATCTCGGTGACCTTGAATTAAACAAGAAAGAAACCAAAGGCATCCGTCTCTATAACCTTCCCAATGGAGACTGGGTGCCTTCTATTACGTCCGTAACTTCTTTCTACAACCGACAAATCTTTGCTGACTGGCGTAAGCGAGTTGGTGTTGAGGAAGCTAATCGTATTACGAAGAAGGCAACGTCGCGTGGAACAGACTTCCACGCGGCAACTGAACTTTATATGTTGAATAAAGAAATCAACTGGGACGATTTCAAACCTCTGACAAAGTTCATGTTTCATCATGCCAAACCATATCTGGACAAGATAAATAATGTACACGCTATAGAAAGAACTCTGTATTCGGAGTATCTTGGATTGGCGGGTAGAGTAGACTGCATCGCTGAGTACGAAGGAGAACTTGCAGTCATTGACTTTAAAACATCTGAAAAGATCAAACCAGAGAAGTGGTTGGAAAACTACTTTGTCCAAGAGATGTTTTATGCGTCTGCTTACTATGAACTAACTGGTATCTCCGTCAAAAAACTAATCACTATCATGGTTACTCCTGGTGGTGAGGTCAAAGTATTTGACAAAAGGAACAAAGGCGATTATATTAAGCTTCTAGTTAGATACATTAAAGAATTTGTACATCACAATACTGGGTCAGCGGATGGAGAATGAACTAGAAAAAGCACTAGAGAATAAATTCTTTTGTCCTACCCGATTTACGCAAGAGATTGAGAGTCTCGTCCTTGAGGGTAAGATGAAATATATTGATGCTATCATTCACTTCTGTGAAAAAAATAGTATTGATGTAGAGTTTGTTCCTAAACTGATTACTAAACCTCTAAAAGAGAAGGTAAAGTATGAAGCAATGGAACTTAATTTTCTGAAGAAGAGTTCAAGAGCAAAACTACCTTTGTAACTTTTATATTTTTCGTGATGCCCTTTGATGCCTATAAACAATACCTCTCTTTGAAGAACCACTTTACCAAAGAGAAGTATGATTATCACAAGTATTGTGGTAAGAGTCGTGCGACCGTACAGTCTTTCTATAAAAGGAAAGATCGTTTCTGGTTTGAGAAACTAGCACGAAACAAAGATGATAAAGAAGTAATTGAGTTCTTTGTATCTAACTTTATTACTTGTACTGATCCAAGTAAACTCTGGATCGGTGAAATGATGAGAGAGGGTGAAGGACGGTATACCGCATGGAAGAAAAGAAATCAGTCCCTTTCTTATATCTTTAAAGAAGAACTTGAGTATGTTCTTGCAAATCAGAACCTAGATGCCGTATTTGCAAGTAAGAGTGGCCACCCAATCATTCTAAAAAAATACCTGGGTGGAGAAATCTCAATAGAAACCATGGTTATTCTTGATAAGATACTTGATTTTAGGAAGAACTTTGATGCCAAACTTGATGACCCAGTGTGGCAAACCGTAAGTCTCCGAATGAAGAAGTATTCACCCTTTCTAAATATTGATGTATTTCGTTATAAGAAAATCGTGAAGGAGATTGTTTTAGGAAAATGAGTTTTTTCGATTCTGAAGTTGTCCGTGCAGAGATGACAGAAATAAGTGAACTCCAAGATGATGTATATCGTAATGTGTTTAACTTTCCTAAAATGAGTTCGGAAGAGAAACTATTTCATGTCAGTCTTTTAGAAAGATTGATTGAAAAACAAAAGGTTCTCTATACTCGTTTGAGTTTATCAGACGATCCCGATGCTAAAAAGATGAAGCAGAACATTATTGATTCTGCTACGATGATGGGTCTCCCATCTGGTACTGATATGAATACGGTTTTCAACAATATGGGTAAGATGCTCGACGTTATGAAAAATCAAATTGACAAAGAGGGCAAAGACCTGTAGAATAACGAAGTTCACAAAAGCCAAATCCAACTAATCCAAAAAATCCTATGTCTTTCGCAAATCTTAAAAAGCAATCCTCTCTTGGTTCCCTGACCTCCAAACTGGTCAAAGAAGTTGAGAAGATGAATAATACTGGTGGCGGTGGAGATGACCGCCTGTGGAAACCAGAGATGGACAAGACTGGTAATGGATATGCAGTTATCCGTTTCCTCCCTGCCCC